TTGTGATACTGCTCCTTGCGAATAAAGAACGGTCTCGTACTCTACTGACATTGAATGAGTCATTGACTCGCTGTTTGACGAATCGTGTTGCCCGTGGCCGAAGTCTTTAATAAGCGGATTAACTAGTGTATAAGCACTGAATCTCTTATTGTGAAGGCTATAAATCCTAATTGCTGATAAGTAAGGAGCAGAAATATTGCTTCCCGTAGTACTTCCTCTGACGCTGTATCCCCAGTCTTTGAATTGTCTTGGCTTAGTAACCTCTTTGTGCACATGTCCGTATGGTGATAGATCTGAACTGCTACTGTAATCGCTGTTTCTGTAGTAGTATGTGTAGTAATCGAACCAGAAGTTGCGAACTACGTCTGCGCTGTCATCATGGAATTCAATTTGTACCGGACTGTGTTTCATCTTCTTCTGAATCACGTGTGGTCTATTGTATGCGTTTAGCACATCCATTTCCGCAGAAAACTTAGGTAGCTGAACAGACTTTACTAACATACCTAGTTCAGTTTGCCGACCAGGCGCATCAACTTTGTTTAGTTTGATTGCGTCTGGATTAAGGTCAAAGTACACATGGAACAGGAAACTATTCTTGGGTGCTAGCTCGTAGTTATTTGCTACATAGAGCCTAGACGCATGGTCCCAGTCTTTAACTGTGTCGCCTGTTGTTACCTGATTCAGGAAATTGTCAAATATGTTTGCCATAATGTATTTATCAAATTGAAAAACAGACGTTTAAATGAAATAAGGGACCGAAGTCCCTTATTTTGTAAATCAACTGTAGGTTAACCAGTGATAACCGAACCTAATGTACGACCAACGTCTGTACCAATACCTGTACCGAGCGGAGTTTGGATTGCGTTATCAAACATAATCGTTAGAGAAATATCAACAGTTTCATTCTGAGCGTAGTCAACTTCTGCGTAATCGACTTGGCTTAGTAAGCAACCGTACATTTCCCAAGTTTCTAAAATGGTCGGCTCATGGGATCCGTTGCCGCCGTCGAGCATTTCTAAACGTGTAGTAAACTTGTAGTCGATACCAGACGCTGCGCTTGACTGTTCCATAAAGTCAAACTGCTTCTGAATCTGCGAGCCAATGAGCTTAGAAACGTTGCCTGCTGCGTCGTCACGGATAACACAAGTAGTAGATTCCCACTTTGGCTTACCAAGCAAGTTTACTCTGCTGTTGTAAGTGTCAATGACGAATGTATCGAACGTAGGCTGTGGACGCTTGAAGGTCTTGACCTGCTTAGTTAGTTCAACTGCTTGCGCTCCTACTCCAAATCCTTCAAACGATACGCGGAAGCGGAACTTCAGCTTCGGCATCAAAAGACCTTGATTCGACGCGCTCTGGTTAGTTGCTAACGGTACTGTAAATTTTGTTAAAGACGAAATTGACATCTTTTGTTCTCCTAAATGCTTCTTATACTACTATTTACCAAATCTTTTAAAATATTTTGCTAATCTGATAAGATCATTAACTGCTCAGTTAATTGGGATAGGATTTCTCCTATCCCAATCTTGTATTACTTGCCGCCTGCTGCGATACCGCCCGGGTTCTTTAAGCGAATTGGAATGTAGATAAACTCTACAGACTTCATTGGCTCGATTGCGATGTCAACATACAATTCATTGCGAGCAATACGTCCGCTATCGTTGTTTGTTTCGTCACAAATAACCAAGTAATCATAAACACCGCGCTTTGCGATCAAGTCGTTTAGTGCGCTTGAAATAACCTGACGAATCTGATTACGTGTAATCGTATCGTTTGGTTCAAACAAGAATCCGTCACCAACGTGCGCTAAGATTGTGCGGATGTAGTTAACTAAACGAGCTACGTTAACACGATCCATTGAACTTTCAAAACCTTGACGTGTCTTGTTACCAAAGTTGACTAAGCCGACGCCCGGCAACAATGTCACAGGGTTCATGTTTAACTCGTAAAGAGCATCACGCAGGCCTTGGTTAATTCCGTTACGAACAAACGATCCTGAATTGTTATCGACGTAACCAATGTCAGTTGCGTTATCGATCAGACCGCGTCGTGTTCCAGCAAAAGCAAACCACGGATACGAAACGTTGTCACTCTTAAGTGCGCATCGTAGGATTGTGTGACTCTGTGGCTGAACAATCGTGTTACCATCTAAGTCGTTAGCAAGTGCTCCACCTGGGTAATAAACTGCCATGTAAGGATCGGCGGTTGATAGACCGTCACCGTTTGAGTTAGTTGACCAAGCTGTGATATCTGTAATCGTTGCTGGCAGATCCATTGGGACATCACCGATAACAAACGCAGTATTCTTGCGATCGTTGTTTAGCAGAACCATGTTAGAAATTAGCTCTGGGTACCCTGGTGCTACGATCAGGTTAAACGCAAAACTCTCTTCACGAATCGCTTCGCTTCCGTCGAGAGCGGCGCGCATAGCCTTAACAACCATCTGACGTTGTGCCTTAGATCCTGTGTATGGACTACCGTCGTTCTTCAGACCGCTTGCTGTTACCCAAGTTGCCTTAACATCAGGTAGTGTATCATCTGGATAAGCATTTTCGTTGAAGTAATCTGACACGTACTGCTTAACGTTGTAACCAGAGCGACGTAGATTAAACAGCAATGTGCCGCGTGGATATAAACGATAGTCCGGGCAATCTAAATCAATGTAGTTGCTTGTAAGCATTGTCGAGATTTCTGTAAATGCGCCAGCTGCTGGATCAGTTGTTCCGTCTGTGTCCCAACGTGCGTCGGCAAAGACGATACCGTTCGATGTTACTATGTCGGAGTTATCGATTAGCTGCCACTTGTTAGTAGCTGTGTAACGGTAGATAACTGGGAAGTTGTCTAAGTCGTTAGTGTCAATCCACAAGTCTCCTGGAACTAGTGCTGTTAAATCTGACTGCGTAACTGGAGCGTCGGTTGCCATGATTGGGCCTGCTGGGTCAGTATTTTGTAGGTTATAACCACGAGCATCAACAGATACGTTCTTGTAACCTTTCCAACCAGTGGTATCGCTGATCATAACGTCGCACTCTAGTGGACTATCGTAATACCATAACGTGCCATCGGTTGGAGCAGTATACGGCTGAGTAGTTGAATAAGTGTAAGTTAGGTAATCAAAGTTACTTAACACCAAGTTAGTACTACCGGAAGGGACACGAATACCTACTGTATTTGTCGTAAATCCAGCAGTAGTAAGAGGAGTACCGGCAACATTTAATAAAGAGATATACCCGCCTTGCGTGTGTAAAAACGTAATTGCTCCACTCTCTTCAATCCTGATATCAACCTCAGGAACATTAGCAAGCAACACGTCGCTAACGAAACTTTCAGCAGTTGTTCCAGATAACACTATTGTTGTAGTTATAAGAGTACTAGATCCACTAACGGTAGTTGCCATTGAGAACGAATTTCCGGGAGTAAACGCCATTGGAGCAACTGGTGCGGTTCCAGACTTAACTGTTGCTCCTTGTGTAGCTCGTACTAACAGTCTGTAATTTAACGTATTGTTGCCTAGTTGATTTCGTCGAACATACATTGCGCCCACTGGAATTGAAAAACCACCGGTATATGGATCCATCGCATACGCCGCAGCGGCTTCGTTTTCGTAGATTGTTGCTGGTACCGGAGTCCAAACATCATTCTCTGCTTCATACTTATTAACAGCAAACGATGCGCCTGCGCCAAGAGTCGAAGTCTTAGCCCATACGCTGCTTGTTGGGCGAGGTGTGCTGTCAAGAGTTCTCCAATCTGGCACTTGGACGTAAGTTCCGTACGACAATGCTGGGCAAGCGTATGTTCCAGCTGTTAACCCCATCGAAGCCCCTGGTGTCGAAGTACCATCAACGATCGTAATTTTACCGTCTGCCGTTGCGCCGTTTGATTCTGCCAGGCTAGTTGCGTACAGAGCAATCTTATTGCCTACCACTGCTGCGGTTACGCCGGCAATGTTAGCTGCGTTAATATCAGCAGCGGCATCAGTAACTGTAGTACCTGACATTGTCACTTCTGTCGTGTTAATTGTAATAGTGCCGCTCGGAGTAATTGTTGGAGATGCTAGTCTACCAGTTACTGTCGGGAATGCCTCTTGCCATCCTGTGCTGCCAACCATTACCCATACGCCGTCGG